CGCCACCAAACCCAGCATAGTTACTATACGTACCACCGTTACCCCCATTGGTGAGTGACTTTCCCCCACTACTACTAGCTCCGTCCTGACCATTGGAGAACCAACCCGCACCACCACCCCCGTTACTATACGAACCACCACCGTAACCACCCACACCTCCTATACCAGCACTAGTATTATAACCATTTCTACCGTTTTCTTCTAGATTTGCATTCCAAATATTTTCAAATACATATACTCTATTATTGTACCAACCGCCACCACCGCCACCCGCGGCAATCAAAAGTCCGTCCGTGAGTCCATCTAGTGGTTTGTACACAAACGTACCACCACCAGCTGAATGTAAGTATGTTCCCGCCTGTCCCACAAGAATTTGGAGTATATCGCCTCTCGTGAGACTGAATGTACCTTTGATTCTAGCACCTTTGCCCGAACAAAACTCTTTATTATCATAATAGTAAGTTCCGCCGGTAGCTCCGTATGCATCAATTTCATACATACCCGTCGCAGGAACGGTCCACTGTTGAACGCCGGTTCCCACCACGGTAAAATAATTCGAATTCGTGTCCCACGTGACATTATAGGCACTTTGACACTGTGAGAGGGTGGGACCTCTGTAATCGTACGTATTTCGTGCGTGGTCAAATGTATGTGAAGTAAAATCAAATAATGGTGCTTGAGTTTCAATAGTAAACTCCAAATCTGTGTATCTAAATGTATCCACTGTATCCGTCGCTCGAATGGTCACAGTGTTTGAGGTCCCATTAGCTTCTGTGCTCGTCCCAGAAATGGTATTCCCTGAAAGCGTGAGTCCACCTGGAAGACTTCCGATAACTGAATATCTCACGGACGAACCACCCGTGACGTCCGTCGCAGATAAAGTGAGTGTAGTCGTACCAATTGTACCAAAGTAATGTGTACTCTGACTCACCGGGGACGACCACGTCGGACCCTCATTAAACCTGAGTGTATGCGCACTTCTCGTCGTAAGCCCGAACCCGTTCGTCAAAAGAACTCTGTAAGGTCTTTTTTCAACTTGACCTGACGCCAAAGTACCTATTCTGAACCTTATTGTTGAATCGTCATCGACCGCGAAATTACTCGTACTGTAAGTTGTTCCATCAAAACCCTCGAGAGTCACGACGCAGTTACTGTCAAATGAGGAACCAGTGATCGTGATATCCTCGGTTTCCACATTGGCGTACGCGAGAGATGACGGGTTGATTGACACTATACCCGAGGGGGGACTCGCTGGAAGTACAGACATCCAACCACTGTTAATATACATTTCAAAATATTTCGTCGTAGAATTGTACCTAAACATACCTTCAATACCGATCGGGCGTTCATCCGTGGTACCATTTGGTACGATGAGTGCATCCGTGGCGTTTATATCGAGAGTCGAACGAGGGTTTGTTGTTCCGATACCGACGTTACTCGTCGTCGTGTCCACGAAGAGATTGCCTGTACCAACCTCGAGGTTACCTTGAATGCCCAATGCCAATGCATTTGAATCTAGTTCGATCGTCGTATCGTTCGCTCCATTTAAGGTGTACCCCATCTTCAAAACATCGACAGATTCATCGTAAAACACGGCGACGTTAGAACTAGAAGCTCCGTGTCGAGTCATAATAATCCCGAGGTCACCCGTATTAAGGTTGTTTGAACCCAATTCAATGATTGGATCTGAAACTACCATGTTTACTGTGTTTGCAACAAGAAGGTCTCCTTTTACGTGAAGATTTGATTCAAAAATGACTTTATCTTGAAATGTTTTAGTGCCCGTGATTGTGGTGTCACCACTTTCCACGGTCGCAATTCTAGACGAAACAGTCGATACCCGAGACGAATTGTCAGTCAAATCAGTCTCGAGAGTCCCTATTCTCGTCGCGTTATCGGTCAAATCCGTCACCAGATTCCCTATTATCGCCACGTTATCAGTCAGACCGACTACGTTTGATGTTTGAATGTTATCTATGCCTGAGCCATCACCGGAAAGCGTTCCTGTAGTACTTATACTTCCGGTGATAACGAGTTTACTTGACGCCGTATCATCTATGAACACGTTTGAACCTATGGCCACTTTTCCGGGTAAATTAGTTATGTTCGTAGACGTCATTACTATTAATATACAAAAGATTTTAAGGTATCATTACCTATACTTATTGATTCTAGCTTACCTTCTGGTGATGAAGATTTATACTCCACATATATATCGACTCCATACGCAGTCGTTCCCGTCGCACTCGGTTCGAGTATGACTTTAGTGGGTGTGGTGCTCACGGTACCATTCCACGGTTTAGTGTTCGTGTTACCAAACACGGATCCTGGGCCAGTGGCGATATTAAGCGATGACGTTGTACCATCTCTTGTACCACCCTGAACGTCGAGTATCATTGTACTCACTTCTTCGTTTGCGTGTGTGAGCTGCGCTGTGATTTTCGCGTGGAACACGTTTGAAGAGAATGTCATGGCCACGTTTGAGAAATCAACCGGAACACTCATGTTGCTGTATGCGTAGTGTTTACACTTATACGACTCACTGTTCACGACTACACCCCCGTTAATGATTGCACCCACATCCGTGTTTGTAAATTGTATAGTATTTGATGTACTATTACCTTCGCGCGTGACTCCTTCGAGGTTATATGCGACGGACATTTGAATGGCGCCTAGTGTGATAGTTGAACCAAATAACGCATTTCCGTGTACAACGAGTACATCCGAACCGTCATCGTCGACATACAAGTTTGATGAAACACTTAAATCGTGCTGAGGATTAGTATTAGATATACCCAATTTTCTTTCAGTCGTAAATTGTGCCCCAGCTACGTGAACGTTTCCGTTTACATATAGAACATTTGAACCCGTGTCGTCGATCCATAAGTTTGAACCAACGTCGAATGTGTGTACCGGATTCGCGTTCGCTATACCCACATTTGCTGTGGTAACCAAACCCGTCGCCGGATTTGTAAACTCCACGGTACTAGATGAGGTGTTACCAACTTGGGTGATATTGTCAAGTCCGAACAATGGACTAGAAGCAATGCTTATGCTGTCTAGAGATATTTGGCGTGCAAAAATATTACCGTTTATACTTAGAATATTGGAACTGGTATCATTAAAACATACATTTGAACCTATCGCGAGGTGACATGTAGGATTTGTATTTGCTATGCCTACGTTTCCAGTCGTCGTGAGACTCACCACATTTTCTATGTGAACAGTTTGAGTCGTGACGTTTCCTTTGGTTACAATTTCGTCGAGAGTTGAAGCGACATTTTCTAAGAAAGAGCCATCCCCGATGAATCGAGTTGCGTATACGTTACCGTCAACGTGTATCACATTTGAGCCCGTATCATCCATGTACAGATTAGATCCAACACTCAAATCGTGTTCAGGTGCGCTATTCGCAATACCGACGGCTCCAGATGTCACTATACTGATCGTGTTATTAAATTCAACCGTATTTGAAGAGACATTTCCGTTGATAATAATTTGTTCAAAAGTAGAAGGAACGTTTGTTAAGTATGAGCCATCTCCTATGAATCGGATCGCATTTACGTTTCCGTTGATTTCTATAGAATTGGATACAGTGTTTCCAGTATTCACGACTTGTTCCAATGTTTGGAGCTTTGTCAACAAGTTTTCGGGTGCAATCTTTTTCATGTCATTATTGGTTTCATTGACATACACGTAGTTGGGAGATGAAGATATTGGTGCGTTTGGAATATCATTTGAACGACCCACACCCGTCACGAATATCACACCATTGCTTTTATGGGCCTTTATACATATACCAACGTTTTGAATTTTATCATTTAGACCATATGGTTTTGTATTCATAACGAGACCGGCACCCACATTACTTACATATACAGTTTGGCCTTCCGTGTATCCAGTAGTATCTATACCATTCACTTTACCATATGCCACCGCAGTACCCTCTTGTCCATCTGCGATGTTTTCGTGGATGAGACCAATGGCAGGCATGGTTGATGAACTATTGGATTTAGCCAACGCTACATTTGCAACATTATTATTAAATGAGTCTACGATATACACGGTGTTACCTTTATAAAGTGTAGAACCAGTGGTATTGTGTACTTTAATAAAATTATGTAAATTGTATTCGTTGACCCATTTTGAGCCATCATACACGAGAAGTTGGTCTTCTGAAAGCGACCCGAGGTTTACGTTTGACAACTGGTCGATATTAAGACCCACTTTAGACGTGAGATCTGTCGTAAACGAATTCATGCGTACGTTTCCCGTTACATAAATCACGTCACTTGCCAGGTCGTCTATCACAACGTTAGAACCCACGTTTAATGCACGAGAAGTGTACGTGTTACCAGTGACGCCCAGGATTGTATCACCTGTGTCGTCTATATACAAGTTTGAACCCACATCTAAAGTGTGCGTGGGTTCAATATTTGAAATGCCGGATGTGGTAGAATAGGTAATAAACGCGGGTTCGCCTTTAAAAATCATTGTATTAGATGACACATCATCTCTAGTGGCAGCAAATATATCTAATGCTGAAACATTAGAGTTCATAACCTCCTTAGTTAGTGTATTGTATGTGATAATCTTCACATGCGTGTCAAGAATATCGGTTTGTTGTCGGACAGGCGTCATGTACACCGCACCGGGGGTGCTCGTATCTATTTGAACATTACTCGCGTTGAATACGATTGAATTTTCCCCTTGGTCATCTGTACAGTTCTTACCAAACCTAATTTTGGTGGAACGCTCCACCGTAGGTAAGTTCTTAACCATTTAATATAGTGTCGCATTTTAATTTGCATAAACGAGTCCCGCCATTCCGTTTTGTATACGTAATATGTTGTAATTTACTGCATATATTGGGTCTCGGATTGGAGCATTTTCGCTCATGATTTTTGCTGAATCGAGTCTACTGAAATTTAATGTACCTGTGGGTTGAAGAGAGCTCGTAGATAAACAAAAGCAATACAAAAAGAAATCTGGAGACGTAACAAAATTCGTGTGATAATAATTCATCACATCTATGTAATGCGGTTTACCCCACCTGTATTTACCAACATCTAAACCATTGATATTCAATTTAACCTTGTTTGTCGTAGAAGTCAGCGCACCTTCTGTCGTCGTATCGGAAGACGCGAGATACTTTACTGGGTGATTAAACGTGAGTTCTTGTATCGTTTCGCCAGATGGAATGTTCTTTTGAACTTGTGTTATCAACATTTCGTGATTTCTGGATACGAGGTTTCCTCGTTCTTCATTGTCCAAATAATAATAGTTTGCGTACATTTCTACGTTGTAGTTTCCTGCGTCTGGTCCCCAATGTATGCGCATTTCAACATCGTGATAATGTAAAGCTACGATCGGTAAAGCGCATTGAGGACCTTCACAAAAGAAGAATCTAAATGGATAAAAATAAGAACGCGCGCTCACACCCGGGTGTGTACCGTTTGCGCTCTTAGATACGTTTTGTGCGAAGGTATCGATGGCAATTTTTTCGGTAAAAATGCCATCTTGTGCGTCAATGACGTGCCCTCCTATCAATATTTCAGCCTTTTCCACGATTCTATCCCATCTCTGAGTATCGAGTGCTTGATTGTTATCATCCAATGTGAGATACACGTATCCCAATAAATCACCAGTTTTTTCAAACTTTACTGATGACATAGCGTTACTTTTCACATTCCCCTGTATGGTCTGCTTCTCGACGGACTGTGAAAAATTTGAATGCCGTTTAAACGTCGACGAGAAAAATGAAATCTCTGGCTCACCCATGATGTGTTCATCTTGGGCTCCGATGGCTATCAATTGAACGACACCCGCCGACATTTATAATAATAAAAGGTAAAAAATGTACGTACCTAACGCCCAGAATCCACGAAGGGCATGTTCCTGTTTTTGCAGACAAATTTAAAAACCAAAAAGTTGTCGGCACCATCCGTGATGGTGGTACCATTTTCATCTCTGAGCGTAAACGTCAATCTATCGAGTTTTCTGATTGGCGTAACATACTGAGACAACACGTCGTATTCGTTTTTGAATACGATTGGATTGGAACCACCCTGAATCAATGTACCGAATCCATTGTTTAAAGTGGTCATACTCGCTTGACCTTCAAAAACATTAGAAGTTCTTTGTGCGAAATTCGTGTTTAATTCATTGATCGATATATGACATACATTAGAACCAGCCGCATCAATTCTAGCGGCGGAGAGTCGAGCTTGAACGATGTTTTCCAGTGGTTGTGTGAGATGCACAGTAAAAGTGTTTTTACTGTCTTGACCGATGGTGTCTACCGTTATGGAATGATACTCATACTCAAAATCTGGCAATTGTGTGCGTGGTGCGGTCACAACAGTCATTTATAATAGTTTAGATTAAAGATCCACCTATTCCACCTACGATCTTCGCGTCAGCGCTTCTGCGAACGAATGCTTGGTCGCCACAGATACCACCTGGAGACAAAGACTTGGTGTAGTACGCGGAGTCCTTGGATCCTGGAACACACTCGATCTTATGTTCCAAATCGAAAATGGATTCTGGGGTACCTTCGGGGGCTGGTTCAATGTTGATTGGTCTGGGCTGGTACCCACTGCGGACGCCCGCGAAGGTCACAAGGACCGACAAGAGGCAGAACACAATGACGATGGCCGTGAGGGTGTTTCGGTTTGTGGCGTTAAGCTTCATTTATTATGTATCCAACATTTTTATATAAAGTGCGTTAAAGAATTTGGATTAGTTTCAAAGTACAGAGTAATGGACGGTGAAATAGTACTCGACCGGAGTCATGGTCATGTCATGAAACTAGATGATGACGAACAGGCGCTGATGGATGAGATTGAGATTGAAGCTCCACGTCCACGATCTACCAAACTTGTACCAAAACCAAGTGTGTATCGCCCACCACAGCGTGCGATGCCAGAAGTTCAAGAAGACATCGATGCCTTTGCGAATCCAACGAAACAAAGCGCTCCACCAGTTCAACAAGATGAACCAGTGGATTACGGCGAATACGAAGAGGAGGACGAACAGCCATACATACAAGGTGATTACGCCATGCAAGAAGAAGAGCGTCCGTCTCCTGGATACAAGAGCATAGACGAGGAAAAGGCGGATCTCGTAAACAAGCTCGGTCGTCTCGAAAAGAAGGGGTTCACAGTGAACAAGCGTCTCAATGTGTACTCGAACATTGATGATTTGCGAACCGAAGTGAAGAGAATTACCTATAGTATCGATGTAGACAAGTCTATCAAGTTCTCCAGGCGTATGCTCATCGCGTGTGTCACGGGCCTCGAGTTTTTGAACAAGAAATACAACCCATTCGAGATTCAACTCGAAGGTTGGTCTGAAAATGTGATGGAAAACGTAGACGATTACGATGAAGTGTTTGAAGAACTTTACGTGAAGTACAGAACGAAGATGCACGTCGCTCCAGAAATCAAGCTCGTGATGATGCTCGGTGGTTCGGCGATGATGTTCCACTTGACGAACAGCATGTTCAAATCCGTGATGCCTAACATGAATGATATTCTCAAGCAAAATCCAGGACTCGTACAAAACATGGTGGATGCCGTGAAGAACACGACCCCAAGAGGTGCGGTGGACGCACCATCGAGTGAGCCATCTGGGGATCGTTACGAAATGAAGGGTCCTGGTATCGATATTTCCAGTCTCATGGGTAACATCATGATGCCCCCGACACCGCCCATGTCTACGTCGGCTCCACAGCCGATCCCACAAGCGGATGACGATGACGACGACGCCATTTCAGACATCGTAGAAGCCCCAGAAGAAGTTGAAGAGGAAGAGGATGTCAAGGAGGTCAAGGTCAGTGGAACCACCAAAGGAAAACGTGGGCGTAAGAAGAAGTCAGTAGAAATAAATTTGTAAGCGTACAGTATAAATGATAGGGTACTGTCCCATCGAGGAAGAGGCGCCAGTGCGCCAAGTCCCTCAGATGCGTGCTCCATCTCAGAGAGCCCCAGCGAGGGGTTCTCGAATGGAAGACACGGAGACGAACTATGTGGTCTTATTCTTTATCGCGGGTGTTCTAGCACTCGCCGCCATGGATTCTATTAAAAAGTAAACAACAACCTTTTACCATTCACACAGCACGTGAATGGTAAAAAGAGAAATTTAAGCGTTTTCGAGGTCCTCGACCATCTCCCGGAGTTCGTTGATCGCGGCGACCGTGTATGATATCAGTCCCACGTAGTCTAGTTTCGCGTGGTCTTCACCCCAATCTTCATAGTTAGGTTCGTTCTTCGTTTCGTTTGGATTCGCATCCTTTCCGAGCTGTACCAAGTGTCTCAGTTCTGGAGCATCGTAATAGATGTCTTGTGCGATGAAGCCCGATTCCGTGAGCCCATTCTTTTCGTACACGTACGGTTTCAGTTTAGAAAGCGTGTCTAGAGAATTCACGATGATCTCGGAGTTTGATTTAGCTCTCGCATCAGATGTTTGGGATACCGTGATGTTTGTGAGATTACTTCCATCGCCGTAGTAAAATTCGGCAAATATGTTTCCGTTTATTACCAAATTACAATATCTTGCCCCAAAATCTCCTATAGTAGTTTCTTCAAAATAACTAGTACCGAATGATATATGGTGTTGTGGATTCGTATTGTGAAACCCAATTCTACCGGTTGTACCAGATGTATAACTTTCGGTTATATAGTTTATAGATGTATTTGTGTCACTCGCTGTAACCCACGTGGGTAATCCGGATGTTTGATCTACGGCTAATATTTGGCCTGAGGTACCTATAGGTAAACGTTCGAGTGTATTTGTAGACGATGCGTATATTATATCACCCGTTTGAAATCCAGATATACCACTCGTAGAACTAACGATAATATCACTTTCTAAATTCGTAAGAGTTGGTAAAATTCCAGATATAGCGGGTAAAGTTCCCGCGTCAGTCCATTGGGGTACACCTGTACCACTCACTGTCAGTACTTCATCTTGAGTTGAACTTATGGGTAGTTTAGATAAAGTACCATTCGTAGATGCGTATAACAAATCACCTTTACTAAAATCAGATGTGATACCGGATGTGTTTGTTATGATCTTTTTTTGGTTGAGTGCGTTTATCCTAGATGAATTGTCATCTAAATCAGCTTGTGAAGTGATTGATGTTAAATTAGAACCATCGCCATAAAAAACACTTGAGGTCACGTTTCCAGATACTGAAACGTTTCCGCTCGTTTCAAAAGAAGTCGTTGGATTTGAAAACGTGACGCTATCCGTTGTGGTACTTCCTCTTGTGGTGACTTGTTGAAGTGTGGGAGTCACGGTTCCCTGCCCGGATAAATTAGACAGTTGTGAACCATCACCTATAAAGTATCCACCCACAGTTAAATCCCCACCTATTTCTATATCGTGAGTTGTTGTTCTACCGTTATCTGTGACACTTTGTAACGTGACGGATGAAAGACCTATGCTAGGTCCAGCTGTACTTTTCCCTGTGTCCCTTCCCGTCGAACAACACGGCATTCTAAAGTTACTTTTTATTATTTTTGAGTCTTTCTATGCGCTCTCTGAGTTCTTGAATGGATTTTACGACATAGGCTATGAAATGGATATACCTTAAACACGCGTGACGTTTACCCCAATCTGAATAATCGGGTTCGGGTGTGTCATCATTTGGATTGGCATCTCTACCAGGCCACACGATGTGTCTCAATTCTTTTACATCGTAGTACATTTCCTGTGCGATAAATCCAGATTCGCGTTTACCTTGTTTGTCGTATAATTTGGGTACAAGTCTACTCAATTTATCTAGCGCATGCGAAATATTTTTAAATTTTGATTTAAGTCTAAAATCGCTATACACGTCTAGATACCCCCTTTTTCCATATACATAAGTGACAGTAGGAGGACCACCGGATGCACCTAGTTCTATTATTCCAGGTAGGACGGATGTTTGAGGAAATACTAATTTACTTCCGTCACCGTGTAAAAATTGAGACCTAATATCTCCTAAAATGTATAAGTGAAAGTTTATACCCTCTGGGTGTTTATCCGAACTTTCAGATTGGAATGCAGCACCAGTTGTATATGGGAACCCACT